AAAGAACTACATAAAGAAAGGAATTAAAACACCTAACTACAAACATGGAACTGAAACTAACTGGAAGACCTATACTGGCTCCTCCGCTGAGTTAAACCTTGACATAAGTAAACATGGAATAAACAAATTCTCTTTTACAATCATCAAGATATTTACCAGCAGAGGTGGCCTGTCTTACGGTGAAGCTAATATTCAACATAAATTAGATGTGTTGACTATGAGGGATTCAAATGACAAAGCCATATTCTACAACAGAAACATCGCAGGAATCAAATTTATCCCAAAAGAAGCAGGACGATCCGCATGACCAAGTCTCTGGTGAATGGATTGACCACCTACAAAAAGTGAGAAAACAAGATGAAGCTGACAAGCAAAGACGTAAAAGTGATTCGCAAACTATCGCGAGAAAGAAGGTTACCTCAAAACTACATCGCAAGCTGTTATAACGTAACACAAGCAATGGTATCCTATATTAAAAACAATCAACGAAGAGCAGGAGTAACATAAAATGCTAACAACACTCGCCACAGGCGCAATCACCCTCGCACTAGGTCTAGGTATATCCATAGCCTTTGTAGATATCGCCACAGAAGTAATCACAGCTGTAACAACATTTTTACCTACAGCCCCTGTACTATAAAATAACACCTGAGTATGTGTATAAACTGCTCTAACCAAATCAAAGGAGAATAAGATGTTATATGTCACCTTACCATTAGCCGCTATACTGTGGACACATGTCATAGTCTTTAATTCTAACTGTTCAGATGGAAACAAAGTCAAATGGCGTATGTACAGCAATAATCTTATACTTAAATTAACAACTCTACCTACACTCGCAATAGTGTCGGCTATACTTATACTAATTACTGCCTTTACAAGGGCATAAACTTTAATCGAAAGGAAACACTATGACAATATATGTGTGGGACATCGAAGCGAACGGCTTCCAAGATGTAGCAGATAAAATATGGGTTTCAGTTATGCGTAATCTAGAAACAGGAGAGCTTCATATCTTCAGTGACTATGATGATCAGTATCCTGATTTATCTGAATCATTCAAACTATTCGAAGAGGCCACAGGGATCGTAGCACATAATGGTATGCGTTATGACCGTGTGGTCTTAGAGAAAGTAGCAGGTTATGCAGTAGATCGTAATAAAATAATTGATACAGTTATCTACTCAAGACTAAATGACTTTCATCGTAAGAAAACAAACAGGCGTCACAGCCTCAAAGCTCTTGCCATACAAGCAGGTGAAGAGCAAAAGCAAGACTATGATGGCGGCTTTGATGAATACTCTGATGAAATGGTACAGTACTGTGTAGCTGACGTAGATGCTAACATAGCTGTGTATCGTATGCTGATGAGAGAATTCGATGCCATCCTAGAAACCAACCCTAACTACCCAGATGCCATAAACATAGAACACCAGATGGCTTACTGGTCTAGTGAACAAATCAAGAACGGCTGGAAGATTAACGAAGCCCTACTTGAAACCACTGTTGCAAAGATAAAGCAAGAGATGGATGGTATCGAAAGCAGAGTAGAACCAAAGCTAGGTACTCTTGAAATCACAATAGATAAAGAGCCTAAAACTGCTAAGTACAAGAAGAACGGAGAGTATACCTCTGTGTCTGCACGACTGATAGGTGATTACTTAGGTAGCTACGTAGATGTAACAGACGCACTCAAAGATGATCCTCCAATCAAGCCTAACGAAGAATTTCAACGCAAAGAAGTTGTAGAAGCTAGGCTAGGCAACCAAGATCATCTTAAAGAGTTCTTATATACACTAGGCTGGGAACCTACTCAGTGGAACTGGAAGAAAATCAACGGCAACTTCGTAAAGATTAGCCCTAAACTTACTTCCGATAGCCTAACTAAACTAGGAGAAATAGGTGATGATATTGACATGTTCTTTACCCTTCGCGCTAGACACAGCATACTTAACGGCTGGAAAGAGCATGTGCGAGATGGACGTCTATATGGTGATGTTATTGATATTGGTGCCGCTACTGGCCGTCAAACACATAAAATCATAGCCAACATCCCCTCGCCTAAAGCAGTATACGGTAGCGATATACGCGCTATGTTCATCTGTCCTGACGATAAACTTCTAATATCAGCAGACGGTGCAGGTTATCAAGCCAGAGTAGTAGCACACTTCGGTAGAGACAAAGAAATGTCTGATGAAATACTAAACGGCGATATACATCAAAAGAATGCAGACGCAATAGGTTGTGATCGTAACGATGCTAAGCCCTTCTTCTTTGCCTTCCTGTTCGGAGCAGGTGGTGTTAAACTAGGCACTATTCTAGGTCGTTCTGCCCAAGCAGGTAATAAAGCTAAAGATGCCTTTCTAAAACGGTGGCCTGCTCTAGCTAGCTTAACAGAACAAGTCAAGAGTACTGCCCAACAAAGAAGCTACTTAAAAGGTCTAGACGGTCGCCGTATCTATACCGATGAAGCTTACAAAGCATTCAACTACCTAATACAAGGTACTGAAGCTATCCTAATGAAACGTACTATTGTGCGTATCAACGAAGCCTTTGAGAAAGAAGGTATTGAAGCTAAACAACTACTGTTCTACCATGATGAATGCACATGGGAAGTATCTCCTGAGCAAGCTTATGATGCAGAAGTCATAATCCGAAAGTGGTTTATAGATGCACCTAAAGAGCTAGGCGTAGAAATCATGGAAGCAGGTGATTGTAAAACAGGTAAAGATTATTTGGAGGTACACTAATGCCATATATTAGTATTGAAAAACGTGAAGAACTATTCCATCGTGACCCAGAAAACAGTGAGGAGCTTCAATACCTCATTGCCACTATGATATCAGACTACTTGTTAGACAAAAATCGAAGCTTACAAGCCATGAATGATGTCATGGGTGCGCTCTCTAGCGCCAAAGCAGACTTCTATCATAAAGTACTCGGCCCTCGCAAAGACACAAAGGAGCTTATCAATGGACACGTCTACTAAGCCACCAACACAAATTGTGACTATGTATACATTACCCAATTGTGAGTTTTGTGAATTAGCAAAAAACTTATTGCATTCAAAACAAAACTGTGTTATATACGAAATCGACCTATCCAAAAATTCTAAAGTGAGAGAAGGAGTAAAAGACTCTCTTGGCGCTACTGTCCCTCAAATAGTAATTGACGGCTATCATGTCGGAGGTTACTCAGAACTACAGGATTATTTTAAAGAATGGAAATAGACTATCACGTAGTAGAAATGTTAGGTGTTCTGCTATTAGTAATTATGTTTCAAGCATACCAAATATGGAAAATCGAAAGAAAGCAAGACGACTTGTTCGAGCTAATGATCGGTCTACATACAGGTGAAATCAACATAGAAGAGGTAGATGACGATGAGTATTAATATATACATTGACGGTGACATTCTAGTTTATCAATGTATCTGGGGTGCTAAAAGTACCAAAGATATCAAGAAAAAGCTTGATCAAACTATAAGTAATATCATGTCAGACCTTGAAGGCGGTAAAGGTAAAATCGCCATCAAAGGAATAGGTAACTTCCGTAAAGATATATTCCCTGAATATAAAGGTAATCGTAAAAAAGAACTCACAGAAGAAGAAAAAGAATTCTTTGCCTTCGCCTATGAATATCTAGAGAACAACTGGAACGCAGTACCCGCACACGGCATGGAAGCAGATGATCTCCTTGCCATATGGAGTACTGAAGAAGCCGGAATTATTGTAAGTATCGATAAAGATATGCTACAAGTTCCCGGATTACACTTCAACACACGTAGAAAGGAATATCAAAATGTAGATGAAGAAGAAGCATCTTTAATCCTGCACACTCAAGTACTCATGGGTGACTCTGTTGACAACATTGCTGGTCTTCGCGGTATAGGTAAAGTCAAAGCCGCCAAAGTAATGGCAAGCGTACCTATGTCGCAACACCTGTCTGCTGTCAAGAAATTCTGGCAAGAAAGCTTCGGTAGAGGCTGGGAAGACAATCTGCAACTAAACATGGATTTAGTCTACCTAAAAAGAACACCAGAAGATAGGTACAACACTCGTACTGGTAAACGTGCAGACGTTAAAAATAATACCAAGCCTACATATGTCGCAAAGGCAATGGAAGAAAGCAGGGCTGAATTTTAATATAATAAGAGTGTAACAGTATGATACTAGCAGTAATAATGACAAGTGCATTTGTAATAGGTTTAGTAAACGCAAAACTAGAAACCATAGATGCAGACAATTTACAAAAGGAAATGAAAGATGGGTAAAATAGTCAGAAAAACTGAATGCGAATCTTGTGGATCAAGTAATAACCGTTGTGAGTATGATGACGGTTCCACATGGTGTTTCACGCCCGACTGCGAGAGCAATAAAAAGGCTTTTAAAAATAAAGATAAGGAAGAAAATAACGTGATAGAGTTTAACTCATTACCTTTCAGTACCTCTTCTGAAAGAAAAATATCTACCACCGTATGTGAAATGTTCGGTGTTAGACGCGAAGTATCTTCTTCAGGTAATACTAGTGCAGTATACTACCCTTACTTCGAAAACAATAAAATCGTAGGTCATAAGAAACGTCTGTTTCCTAAAGACTTCAGAGTTGAAGGCAAATTGCCTCTAACCTTGTTCGGTCAAAACGTATTCGCAGGAGGCGGTAAGCGCATTGTTATCACCGAAGGCGAAGAAGACACTTTAGCTGTAGCACAAGCCTACTCTAAATACAACACAGGTATTATATATCCTGTAGTCTCAATACCCTCTGCATCCAACTTAAAAGCAGTAGTAGAGAACAGAGATTACTTAAGATCCTTTGATGAAGTAATACTGTTCATCGATACAGATGACGCAGGAGATATAGCTGTAGACAAACTTGCAAACTCTATAGGCTTCGACAAAGTAAAGGTAGCAAGAACTAAACACAAAGATGCTTCAGAAGCCCTGACAGAAACAGGTCACATGGGAGTGCTTCGTGGTATCTGGGATGCACAGCAGTATAGCCCACAAGGTATCTGTACTGGTGAAGACCTCTGGACTAAACTAGTTGAATACAATGACGTTGAATCATTACCTTACCCTGCGTGTTTCTCTGGCCTTAATGACAAGATCAAAGGTATGCGTCTAGGTGAGATTGCCTTGTGGGTTTCAGGTACAGGTTCTGGTAAATCCACCATGCTACGTGAAATTGTGCTTGATATCATTGACAAGACAGATGAGAAGATAGGCATAATTGCCCTTGAAGAAAGTCCAGCTGAAACTACTCGTAAACTTGCAGGCATGGTAATTAAACGTAATCCTTCTGCTGAGAAGATTGAACTAGATGACCTTCGTGTAGGCTTTGACCAATTCAAAGATCGTGTAATGGTATTAGATCATTGCGGTTCTATGGCTAATGGCATTATATCTCAACTAGAGTATATGGCATTGTCAGGATGTAAATATCTCTTCATAGATCACATAACAATTCTCGTCTCAGAAGGCGCAGAAGGACTAACAGGCAACGAAGCCATAGACAAGGTAATGAATGATCTACTGCGAATATCTAAACAGCACAACGTGTGGATCGGTCTGGTGTCACATCTACGAAAAATGTCTACTACAGGACAATCTTTTGAAGAAGGAAGACTCCGTACCG